ATCTCAAAAGAGCCTGTAACCATTTCTAAAGGTCAAAGAATAATGCAAGGGGTATTTGTCAAATACCTTACAACAGACGATGACAACGCAAATGGAAAGCGTACAGGCGGTTTTGGTAGCACTGGGGAGGTTTGAGAATGACCGACAAACTAATATCGCTGGTCAATGACTGGTGGGGAGGGATTGAATGAACGAAAGAAAATCATTATATATTAAACCAATAAATGAAATACACGATAGTGGGTTCAAAATGTTAGAAGTTGGCTATGTAAATAATGGAGAATGCAAAGCCATAGGACGATGTTCTGATGTTATAAACTTTGGTTTTTGTGGGATGGATGTTATGCCAAAAGATTTAAATATTGATGTGAGTCCAAACGGGGCAATAAATATTTGGTCATTTAATGACGAACTTGAATGGAAAAGGCCGATTTTATCTAATGCTCAAGTGATTGTTAAAAACAAGGAGGACAACCAATGAAACTTTTGTGTAAGCTGTTCGGGCATAAGTGGGTATATCTAGGAACTTTAAGCAATGGAGAGTACCAAAGGTATAAAGAAAGGTGTGAAAGATGCGATAAGGTTGTAATTGCAACATTTGCGACGAAAAACCCCTATTGTATCGACCGCTCAGACCTTGACGAGTCTGAGAACGTGTTCGGGGAGGAATAGATGAAATCAAGTTGGAAAAAACAAAGACAAACTACAAAAAAGCGACAAATTAAATGGTTGAGGATTAAGCATAGGTTAATTAAGAGGTATGCTCCAAATATTGAAACTTTCATCAAACTTTTCAATGGTATCAAAATCGCTGTATCAAACATATCAATGGCTATAGGAAAAGCTTTTATAGATATTGGCAAAAGCTTACGTCCATCAAATACAACAGTTTCAGCTATTGATATACCTCCTATTGGGTTAGGTGCAGATATGAAATGCTACGTTGAAGATATACAAGGAGGCAGATTATGATTAAAATATATAATACTGATGAAATAAAAATTGGTTATGATTTTTATGTTGATATTGCAATGCGCATTAACAAGAAGCGTAATATAACATTACGTGAACTGTCAGAAAAGACAGGTATTAAAAGTTATCGCATCAACAATATAATATATGCAAAGACAAGAGTCAAACTGTTTGAGCTGACTAAGATAGCAGAATGTCTATCTACAACTGTAGATTACTTAATTGGCGCTGATATTGACAGTGACACAGGACAGTGCCTTTATACAGTCACATTCAGTGAGTATTATTCAAAAGATGAAGTGAATACAAATCCTATGAACACTCTCACTATGTATCAAAAAGCTACAAGCAAAGAGTTAGCTGCATTAAAACTTGAACAATATCTATTAGACAAATATAATATCGATGTTTATAAACAAAATCCACTTAGCAGAGCATTTGTAAGGTTGGTTGGTATTCCAGTTACAGACAGAGATATTGAAGAACATTTCACAAAATATGATGAATCTAAAGATATATTAATGCCAGATTAATACAAAAAAAGCCCGCTGGGAACGGGCTTTAAAACAGATTTCTTAACTACTATTATATCATAAATATAAGGAGTTAAGACACTATGAGTAGAAGATATAACCTTACTGACAGCGACTTGAAAGCTATAGAGAAGAAGCTCTTTATGTGTCAACGAATTGACCACGCTATTCAGTATCGCAAGTATGAGTTAGAAGTTAAACAATCACATGATAATAATGTAGGTGGTGGTAGGTCAAGTATAATCTCAAAGCCAGTAGAAGATATGGTTATGAAATGGGATGCTGACAGTAAACTCCAAAGCCTATATGAGTTTAAGAATCGAATCAATGAGTTACAAGATTGGTTTGGAGAGGATGAAGATATGCAATTGGTATTCCACTACCGTTGGTTATCTGGTAAACGTTATACAGTACCAGAGATAGCTGATAAGTGTCACATAACTGAGCGCCAATACTTTAGAAAGAGAAGAGCAATACTTGAGAAGTATGATGAGATATGTGACGGCTTCTGGTAATTTGTCACCTTTTGGGCGAAAACTGACAAGATAAATGTTGTATTATAGTATCATCAAATAAAACAAATAAAGCCAGCGGATAGATTCTGTTGGCTTTTCGTGTGGAGAAAGTGAGGTGACCTCCCATAGTATTACGTGCTGACCGTACTGGTGCTCATCGTGTAGCCTTTGATAAGAATAGAAAGATTCTTTTAAAGACACAGAACACTTGCGGAATATGTGGCAAGCCAATCGATAAGAGATTGAAAGCTCCTGATCCATTGAGTCCAGTTGTTGACCACATCATTCCAATTAACAAAAGTGGCCATCCTTCAGCGATGGATAACTTACAGCTTGCTCACTGGACCTGCAACCGCCAGAAGTCTGACAAGCTATTCAATGTGAAGCAAGAAGAACCAAAGGTATTAGGTAATCGTAACTTACCACAGAGCCGTGATTGGGCTTCTTATGTATCTTAATTTATTTATGATAGATATTATTAAAAATAATTTAATGAGCTTAGGAGAGAAACTATGGGGGCATATCCCCCTCCCTCTGGGTTACTCCGTACTTCACGCCGTCACTGTACATATTTTTTCTTGAGCGAGAAAAAGGAGATAATAATGAAAAGAATTTGTAGCATCTGTAAGCAAGAAAAAGAGCTAGATGAACATAATTTTCCTAAAAATTTTAAGAGAAAAGGTGGATTTGAAGGGCGATGTAAAGTCTGCCGAAAAGCTAAAGATAAAGCAAGATATGAGACGAAAAAAGAAAAGATTTTAGAGCAGAAAAAGAGATATTATGAAAAAAATGCAGATAAAATCAAAGAACGGCAATTAGGTTATTACAACGAAAATAAAGGTAAGTGTCGTCAGTCAGAAAAAGATTGGTGTAAAAATAATCCTACAAGACGACGAATGACTTGTGCAAAGTCTAGAACTTTGAAATACGGCTCTGAAAGTACCTTGACAGAAAAAGAATGGCTTGAAATTAAGTCATTTTTTTGTTGCAGCTGTGCTTACTGTGGTATGCCTGAAAAAAAGTCTCTAAAAATTTATGGCGAGCATTTACATCATGAACATGTCGTCCCATTAATTGATGGTGGCGCATATTCTTATGGAAATGTAGTTCCGGCTTGTAGAAGTTGTAATTCTAGTAAAAGGAATCATGACTTTTTTGTTTGGTATAAAAATAGTAATGTTTTTAGTCGGAAAAGATATATGAGAATTGTTCAATATCTTAAAGACGAGAGAAAGGAGCAAAAAATTGACTGAAAAAGGTATTGGATACCTGAGATTTAAGCTATCTGTTCATAAACAAAGAGCAGAAATGCGCTATGAGCAATATGCGATGAAATATGTTGATAGATTCAAAGGGATTACAATTCCACAAGCATTAAGCCAACAATATCGTTCAATATTAGGCTGGTGTGCAAAAGGAGTTGATAGTCTTGCAGACCGTCTTGTTTTTCGAGAATTTGAAAATGATGACTTTACAGTAAATGAAATTTTTGAGGAAAATAATCCTGATATATTTTTTGATAGTGCTATCTTGTCAGCGCTTATTGCATCATGTAGCTTTATTTATATTTCTAAAGGTGAAAATGATGCAGTACGACTTCAAGTTATTGAAGCGGTCAATGCAACAGGAATCATTGACCCAATTACTGGATTACTGACAGAGGGATATGCAGTTTTAGAACGAGATGAAAACAATAACGTTGTTCTTGAAGCTCATTTCTTGCCTGATAGAACAGATTATTATTATCGTGATTCACATAATAATATTTCGATTGCAAATCCAACAGGTCATCCACTGTTAGTACCTATCATTCACCGCCCTGATGCAGTTCGTCCATTTGGGCGTTCTCGTATTACACGTTCAGGAATGTATTGGCAAAGCAATGCAAAACGAACACTTGAAAGAGCTGATGTAACTGCTGAGTTTTATTCTTTCCCTCAAAAATATGTAACTGGATTGAGTGATGATGCGGAACCAATGGAAACTTGGAAAGCAACAGTTTCAAGCATGTTGCAATTTACAAAAGATGAGGATGGCGATAAACCAACTCTTGGACAATTTACTCAACCAAGCATGTCTCCATTTACTGAACAACTCAGAACTGCAGCGGCTGGTTTTGCTGGTGAAACTGGATTAACTCTTGATGATTTAGGATTCGTTTCTGATAATCCATCATCGGTTGAAGCAATTAAGGCAAGTCATGAAAACTTACGATTGGCTGGTAGAAAGGCTCAACGAAGTTTGGGAGCAGGATTACTAAATGTAGCTTATCTTGCAGCATGTTTGCGTGATGATGTACCTTATCTAAGAGAACAGTTTAGCAAAACAAAACCGAAATGGGAACCATTGTTTGAAGCTGATGCAAGCATGTTAAGTCTTATTGGAGATGGAGCAATTAAACTCAATCAAGCAATTCCTGAGTTCATCAATAAAGATACTATTCGTGATTTAACTGGAATTAAAGGAGCTGAATAATGGAAGACATTTTACCACCTCTTTTAGAAAAAATAAATCAAGATTTTGATGAAAGAGCAGCAAATAGTAAAAAGTTGAAGCAATCAATGGAATTGTTGAAAACTAAAAAAGCAACTTATATTCAAGCAAATGAATTTGGTGTCGAAGTTGGTCAAATTTTATCTGATGTTTTGGGAACTCATGTAACAGTAGATGTTTTACCTGACGGAAAAATGTATTTCAACATTGCAGATAGATTGTTCAATTCCATATTGAATAAAAATTTTGAATTAATTTCAGGCTATTCAATAGATGTTCAAAGTGAACTCAATCAGTTAGCTGGGTTTAAATTAAAATCACAAGTACCAGAATTAAACCAAGATAGAATTGATGGCATTGTTAACCGTATTTCTAGTGAAGATGATTTTGAAAAAATACTTTGGCTTTTGAAAGAGCCAATAGTAACATTTAGCCAGAGTGTTGTTGATGATACGATTAAGAAAAATATTGATTTTCAAGCAAAAGCAGGTTTAAAACCAAAAATTGTACGAAAGTTAGTAGGTAAAGCATGCGATTGGTGTAGAAATTTGGCAGGTTCATACGATTATCCTAATGTTCCAAGTGACGTGTATCATCGTCATGAGCGTTGCCGTTGCACAGTAGAATACGATCCTAGAGGTATTCATAAACTACGTCAGGATGTTTGGTCTAAAAACTGGGTTGACCCAGATAAAGAAGCAAAGATTGCTGAACGTAAAAATTTGAATTTAAAAAGTAAAAAATAACTCATCCCAGCGACAGGGTTATCATGCATTTAGATTGAAGGAGGAATAACATGACTGCTGAAAAAAGATTTGGCAATCAGTATCCTACTCAATCGGTAATACTTCCATTTACTGAAACAAAATATCAAGAAGCTATTGAGATTTACGAAAAATCTAAACATGAGTGTTATCCATGGCAAAAGAACCTTTTGAAAGAGGTTATGGCCATTGATGAAGATGGTTTATGGACACATCAAAAGTTTGGATATTCAATCCCACGGCGGAATGGTAAAACAGAAATTGTATATATCCTTGAATTATGGTCACTTGAACAAGGCTTAAGTATTCTTCATACAGCACACCGAATTAGTACGTCTCACTCATCTTATGAGAAATTAAAAAAATATCTTGAAGATAGTGGTTATGTTGAAGGAGAAGATTTCAAATCTATCAAAGCTAAAGGGCAAGAAAGATTGGAATTAATTGAGTCTGGTGGAGTAATTCAGTTCAGAACAAGAACATCAAGTGGTGGTCTTGGAGAAGGATTTGACATTTTAGTAATTGATGAAGCTCAGGAATATACTACTGAGCAAGAATCAGCATTGAAATATACTGTTACTGACAGTGATAATCCAATGACTATAATGTGTGGAACACCTCCAACACCAGTATCAAGTGGAACTGTTTTTACAAATTATCGAGATAATACCATAGCTGGTAAAGCAAAGTATTCAGGTTGGGCGGAGTGGTCGGTTGAAGATGTCAAGGACATTCATGATGTCGAAGCCTGGTACAATTCTAATCCATCTATGGGCTATCACTTAAACGAACGTAAAATCGAAGCCGAACTTGGTGAAGATAAGTTGGATCATAATGTTCAACGTCTTGGTTATTGGCCAAAATATAACCAGAAATCAGTCATTTCAGAACAAGAATGGAATGCGCTCAAGGTTAATCGTTTGCCAGTTATCAAAGGGAAGCTCTTTGTTGGTATTAAGTATGGGAATGATGGTGCAAATGTTGCAATGAGTATTGCGGTGAAAACACTATCAGGAAAGGTATTTGTTGAAACAATCGATTGTCAGTCCATAAGGAATGGCAACCAATGGATTATCAATTTCTTAAAGAAAGCAGATGTTGAAAAAGTTGTTATTGATGGTCAAAGTGGTCAAAGTATCTTAACGAGTGAAATGAAAGATTTCAAATTGAAAGAACCGATACTACCAACTGTAAAAGAAATTATCAATGCTAATTCCCTATGGGAACAAGGGATTTTTCAAAAAAACTTTTGCCATTCTGGACAACCTTCACTTTCTACTGTAGTCACTAACTGTGACAAGAGAAATATCGGTACTAGCGGTGGATTTGGATATAAATCACAATTTGATGATATGGATATCAGTTTAATGGACAGTGCGTTGTTGGCGCATTGGGCTTGTAGTAATAACAAGCCGAAGAAAAAACAACAAATACGGTATTAGACGACTTTTTAAGTCGTTTTTTTGTACCAAAAATTACCGAACTGCCGGGCAAGCAGGAGAAAGGATTTGACTATGTCAGAAAATAATTTACCAAAAACGCAAGAAGAGTTAAACCAAATCATTGAAACAAGATTGGCACGCCAAAAAGAAACAATTGAAGCTAATTTTGCTGATTATGATGAACTCAAAACTAAAATTGCTGCACTTGAAGCAGATAACACTGCATATCAAGCAACTATTGAAGAATCAAAGTCTTGGGAACAAGAAAAAGCTGATTATGAAAAACAAATCAGTGGTTACAAAACAACTCAACTCAAACAATCTATTGCTATTAAAGCTGGTTTGCCATTAGATTTGGCTGACCGACTTTCAGGCGATGATGAAGAATCACTTAAAGCTGATGCTGAACGTTTCAGCGGATTCATTAAACCAAAAACTCCACCTGCACCACTTAAAGATGTTGAACCAAATTTGGGTGACGGAAAAGATGGAGCTTATCGTAAATTAGTCGATGGACTAAAAACAGAAGGAGAATAAAACATGGTATTAAACAAAGGAACATTATTTGACCCAGAATTGGTCACAGACCTAATCAGCAAAGTAGCTGGAAAAAGCTCAATCGCACGCTTGTCAGCTCAAAAACCTATTCCGTTCAACGGTGAAAAAGTTTTCACATTTACGATGGATTCAGAAATTGATGTCGTAGCAGAGAGCGGTAAGAAAACCCACGGCGGAGTAACACTTGCACCACAAACAATGGTACCAATCAAAGTTGAATACGGTGCACGTATTTCAGACGAATTTATGTACGCATCAGATGAAGAAAAAATTAACATCTTGCAGGCGTTTAATGACGGTTTTGCTAAAAAAGTTGCTCGTGGTATTGACTTAATGGCATTTCACGGTGTCAACCCTCGCCTAGGTACAGCATCGGCTGTTATTGGGACAAACCACTTTGACTCTAAAGTTACGCAAAAAGTTGAAGCTCCAAGAGGCATTGCAGATCCCAACGGCGCTATTGAAAATGCGGTAGAGTTGTTAACTGGTGTTGATGCTGATGTAACTGGTATTGCAATCAATCCATCATTCCGTTCAGCCCTCGCTAAACAAAAAGACTTGCAAGGAAATGCACTTTTCCCTGAATTGAAATGGGGAGCAACACCAGATACTATCAACGGCTTGCCAGTAGATGTCAATAAGACAGTATCTGATATGTCGTTGACGCAAAGAGACCGCGCTATCATCGGAGATTTTGCTAACGGATTTAAATGGGGTTACGCGAAAGAAGTGCCACTCGAAGTTATCCAATACGGTGACCCAGACAACTCAGGTCTTGACCTTAAAGGATATAACCAAGTTTACATCCGTGCTGAATTATTCCTTGGTTGGGGTATCCTTGATGCTACTAAATTTGCTCGGGTAACTGAAGCTAATTAATAAGGAGGTATTAAATGAGATACTTTAATACATTAACTAAAGCTACAATCGACACAGATTTCAAAATTTCTGGCGGAGATTGGGTACTTGAAAATGAATCGAAAGAAGCTGTTGTAGATATCCAAGCTAATGATGCAGACTCCAAAAAAGCTGAACAAGAGCAAGTTGTGGAAGAATCAAATGTAGATGGGAACTATGACTGGATTACTAAAGATCAAATCATGCAAGAACTTGATGCTTTCGGTATTAGATATGATAAACGTGCAAACAAACAAGTGCTTTATGATTTGATGATGGAGCAAGGAAAGGAGTAATATGAATCCTTTTGCTACAGTTGATGATTTAACGATGCTATGGCGCCCATTAAAGGGAGATGAAAAAGAACGAGCTGAAAAGTTGCTTGAAATTGTCTCGGATACCTTACGTGAAGAAGCTGATAAAGTGGGGAGGGATTTAGATGTAATGATTTCTGAAAAACCTTCTTATTTTTCAAGTGTTGTAAAGTCAGTTACGGTAGATATTGTTGCTAGAACGCTTATGACATCAACTGATCAAGAACCCATGACTCAGACAACAGAGAGTGCACTTGGTTACTCTGTTTCTGGCTCATATCTTGTTCCTGGAGGTGGTTTATTCATAAAAAATTCTGAATTAAGCCGTTTAGGACTAAAAAAACAAAGATTTGGGGTGATTGATTTTTATGGGAATGATTAAGGGAATTGCTGTGACTTTGATTGACAAAGTAGAAACAGGAAAAGACCCTTTTGGAAACCCAATTTATGAAGATAAGGAAATCGTGGTCAATAACGTCTTGGTTTCCCCAACCTCATCGGATGATATTGTTAATCAGCTTACTTTGACAGGAAAAAAAGCAATCTATACTCTAGCTATTCCAAAAAAGGATACTCATGATTGGGAAAATAAAAAAGTTAGATTCTTTGGTAAAACGTGGCGGACTTTTGGAGAACCACTTGAAGGAATCGAGGAACTTATTCCATTAGATTGGAACAAGAAAGTGACGGTGGAACATTATGGCTAAAAATCTATTCAAATTAAATCGTAGTGGAGTTGCTAGTATGATGAAATCACCGGAAATGCAAGCAATTCTTAAAGAAAAAGCATCTGCTGTTAAACAGCGTTGTGGACCAGGTTATGGTCAAGATATGCATGTTGGTAAAAATCGTGCTAATGCGATGGTATTTGCCGAAACTTATCAAGCAAAGCGTGACAACATGAAAAACAATACAATTTTAAAGGCGGTGCGTTAAATGATTGAGATTATTATTAAAAATTTTCTTGATACTCATTTATCGGTATCGTCTTTTTTGGAGAAAAAAGGAAAGATGCCATTAAGCTATGTTTTATTTGAAAAAACAGGTAGTAGCAAGAGCAATCACCTTTTATCTTCAACATTTGCGTTTCAGAGCTATGCTCCTTCTATGTATGAAGCAGCAAAGCTAAATGAAAAATTGAAAGAAGTTGTAGAACAGCTAATCGAACTAAATGAAATTAGCAATGTATCACTGAACAGTGACTACAACTTTACTGACACAGAAACTAAAGAATACCGCTATCAAGCGGTATTTGATATTAATCATTATTAGGAGGATTAAAATGACACAAGTAGAAAATGTAACTACTGCAAAGCCCAAAATTGATGGTGCTATTTACTCAGCGCCAAAAGGTACAGCTTTACCAACTGATGCAAAAACAACACTAAATGTTGCTTTTAAACCGTTGGGATATATTTCAGAAGATGGATTAAAAAATAAAAATTCACCAAAATCTGATAGTATCAAAGCTTGGGGTGGCGATACGGTTGCTACAGTACAGACAGAAAAAGAAGATACATTTAGCTATAAGCTGATTGAAGCTTTGAATGTTGAAGTACTTAAAGAAGTATATGGGGCTGCCAATGTAACCGGAACCCTTAAAACTGGAATTACGGTTAAGGCTAATTCAAAAGAACTTATTGAGCATCCGGTTGTCATTGATATGACAGTACGTAATGGAGTATTTAAGCGAATTGTGATTCCACAAGGAAAAGTATCTGAAATTGGAGATATTTCTTATAACGACTCTGATGCTGTTGGATTTGAGATTACTCTTACTGGTTTACCAGATAAAGCTGGCAACTCTCACTACGACTACATAGTCGATACAACTGTTTAACTCTAATGACCCCGTAAATATTAAATAAAGAAAGCGAGAAATATGTTAAAAGGAACAACAAAATCCGGATTTCGTTATGAAATTACAACTGAACGTTTAAATAATTTCGAGTTGGTAGAAATTTTGTCAGAAGTTGATGAAAATCCTCTTCTGTTACCAAAAATGTTAAATCTCTTATTGGGAGAACATCAATCTAAAAATTTAAAAAACTATCTTCGAGATGAAGAAGGTCTTGTTTCAACTGACAAAATCAGAGAAGCGCTTGAAGATATTTTTGCAGCTCAAAATAAAATAAAAAACTAATTCTCCTTGCCAGAATGATAAAGTTTGATGAAGAAGCGCTAATGTGTGACCTTGCAGAAATTTATCATATTTACGATTACAAACAGCTATCTCCTCTAAAGATAGCTGTTTTTTCTATAGGTTTGAATGAAGAATCTAGGATAAAAATGAAGATGAGTGGACAAAAGTTCCCAATTAATACACTTCTTTTAGCTGGGATTCAAGACCGTTTAAGTATGTCTCTATGGTTTAAAACAGAAGATGGTCAGAAAGGTAAGAACAGGCCAAAACTTGTTACCGATATCATCAATAAACCAAAAGAAAAAACTGATAGAAAAATCCGATTTCATTCTGGTGAGGATTTTGAAAAATATCGTCAGCAACTATTTCAAAAAGGAGGAGGAAGTTAATGGCAACAGAATTAGGACAAGCTTATGTGCAAATTATGCCATCTGCCAAAGGAATATCAGGTTCAATGTCTGGGATATTAGACCCAGAAGCTGAGTCGGCAGGGAATAGTGCAGGGTTAAAAATTGGTTCTGCCTTAAAGGTCGCCGCAATAGCTGGTGTGGTAGCAACAGGAGCAGCACTTGGTAAATTAATTTCTTCATCACTTTCTGAAGGAGCTGATTTACAACAATCATTAGGTGGGGTTGAAACTCTATTTAAAGATAATGCAGATAAAGTAAAAAAATATGCGACAGAAGGTTATAGAACTGCTGGGATGTCTGCAAATACGTATATGGAAACTGTAACAGGTTTTTCTGCATCAATGATTAAATCATTGAACGGAGATACAGCTAAGGCTGCAGATTTATCAAATCAAGCAATTGTTGATATGTCTGATAATGCCAATAAAATGGGTACAAATGTTGGTGATATTCAAAATGCTTATCAAGGTTTTGCAAAACAAAACTACACAATGCTTGATAACTTGAAACTTGGATATGGTGGTACGAAAGAAGAAATGCAACGACTCTTGACTGATGCTCAAAAGCTTACTGGTCAAAAGTATGATATTTCAAACTTCTCAGATATCACACAAGCGATTCATGCAATCCAAACAGAAATGGACATTACAGGCACAACTGCGAAAGAAGCATCAACAACATTTAGTGGGTCATTTAATTCAATGAAAGCTGCAATGTCTAATGTTCTGGGGAACTTATCACTAGGCCGTGATTTGCAAGGGCCATTGAATGCGTTGGCTTCAACGACATCAACATTTTTATTCAAGAACTTCATTCCGATGGTAGGAAATATCTTTAAGGCTTTGCCAGGAGCGATTTCGACGTTTGTGAGTGCAGCCGGAAAAGAACTTTCTTCACAATTAGGAAATGGGATTGGAAGTGGGTTCTCTGACTTTACTGCAAAGTTCAGCTCGATATTATCACCCCTACAAGGAAGTTTTCAAACTATTGTCTCAGGCTTAAAACCAGTTTTTGATAGTTTACTATCTTCAATTGGACCAATCAGTACTCAAATTATGGGAGTATTTAGCAAATTACCACAATTATTTTCTAATGTCATTTCTGCTGTAATGCCAGTAATTTCCACTTTAAGCGTTGCTTTCGGGCAGCTACCATCACTTTTTGAAGCAATATCAGTTGCCGTACAACCGATGATTGACACAATCTCTTCTGGAATTTCAAAACTTGATTTTAGTGGAATTCAAGCTATTATATCTGCATTAGTACCTGCAATTACAACTGGTATTACTACAATGATGGGTATTATAGGACCATCAATAGATACTTTAGTAAATTCATTCGTAAAAATGTGGAATGCAATTCAACCTTTAGCAACAGTTATTGCTGGTGCTTTAATGCCAGCTTTTCAAGTATTAGGTGCATTTATTGGTGGTGTTTTGAAAGGTGCAATGCTCGCACTAGCAGGAACATTTGACACAATTCGAGTAGTTGTCGGATTTCTTACTCCAATAATTGCTGCCGTTTTAGCTAAATTTCAAGAATTTGCGCCTGTACTAGCAACTGTGGCTCAATGGGTAGGTACAGCAATAGGATTCTTTGCAAGTCTTGGTTCAGCAGGTACATCTTTGAAAGGATTGATAAGTAGCGCTTGGAATGGCATAAAATCAATAATATCTAGTGTTGTAAGTGGTATTGGCGGTATCATTAATACCGCTAAAGCTATCTTTACAGGCTTGGGTTCAGCTGGTGGAGCATTAAGAAGTGTGATATCAGGAGCTTGGAGTGGTATTCGCTCCATCATCTCATCTGTAGGTGGTTCTATTAGTGGCACAATTAATGGAATCAAATCATTTTTTAGTAGCTTAGGAGGCTCTGGTAATGGTTTACGATCAGTAATGTCTGGAGTGTGGAGCGGAATAACAGGGATTATTTCAGGCGCCTCTTCAACAATTTCTGGAATCATTAATGGAATAAAAGGTATTTTCGATAGTTTAAGAAATATTGATTTAGCTGGTGCTGGTCGTGCGATTATTGATGGATTTGTCGGTGGGCTTAAAAGCACATGGGAAGCCGGAAAGAAATTTGTAGGTGGAATTGCTGATTGGATTAAAGAACATAAAGGACCAATTAGTTATGATAGAAAACTACTAATTCCAGCTGGTGAAGCTATTATGGGTGGATTTAATGACAGTTTGATGGAAAACTTTAAAGCTGTTCAAAAAAATGTTTCTGGGATAGCAAAACAAATTCAATCAGCAATTACTGATGAAATTGATACTAATATCTTAAATAACGATTCATGGGATTCTGCATTGAACATTGGCAGCAACTCAAATATTATCGCTGCTCAAAAAATAGCTGGAAACATTCCAGTCGATGCTTTAAATCAAGAACAATCAAAAACGGAGATACACGCTCCAATGACTGTTGTTGTGAAAGAAAACCCTTCTGAACGTGAAATTGCACGACAACAACAACTACAATGGCAAAAAGCCGCTTATGACTTTTAGAAAGGAGAAATAATGACGACACTTCCAAATGTGGAAATTTCTTATAAAAATACGTTGGGAGTTGAATTAAAATTGGACCGCTTTGGCCCTTTTTATTTAACTAGCTATGAAGGTTTTGGTTCGCCAGAAAATGAAATTAGTTCTCAAAAGATTTTTGGAAAATCTGGACAGCGTAAAACTTCCAGTTCGCTGTCATACAGGGATATGACAGTAGGAATTGCAATTAAAGAAGAAACGTACGAGGCTTTGAAAGATAAAGAACATCAAGTGATGGCCATTATCAACCCAGAACTTGCAGGAACTTTATATATTCGTATTGGTGAAAATCTTTATAGTATTGATGTAGAACCATTAAAAGGTTATGAGGGAAGTAAAGATAGTAGCGCATCAACGTCTGAATCGTCAATTCAATTTAGAGCATTAGATCCTGAATGGCGAGATGAAAACGTTCGAAATAAATCCATTCCTTTATCATCAAATGATAATAAATTAAAATTTCCATTATCAATAAAAACTGATTTTGCTTTTGCGACAATTGCTCCAGGACAGATTGTAAAAATATTAAACAAAGGAGATTTTGAAGTTGGCTTTGAACTTAATATTTTGTGTAATGCAGTAGTAAAAAATCCAAGAATTTATAACGTAGTCACTCAAGAGTATTTTGGATGGACAGGAACTTTTGATGCAGGAACCACTGTTTTCCTTTCTACAGTTAATGGGGAAAAGAAATCATGGCATCAAGATGATACTGACCCGAAATCAACGAATGCTATGGGTATTCGTACACCTGGTTCTACTTTTTTCACATTAGATAATATTGAATCGAATAATTTAGTTGTGCAGGCAGATAAAGGACACGAAAGCATTCTTGCAACTATTTCATTTACACCTTTAATTATAGGAGTGTAAGAGTATGGATATTGAAGTATTTAAGCGAGTAGGAACTAGTGGTTTTAATTTTAAATCTGCTGGTATCTTAGATGTTTTTGAGTCATTAACAGTTAACTGGAGATACTATACTTATTCCCAGTTTTCACTAAAAATATTACTCGAAGATGTTCAAAAAATAATTTTTAATAATAGTGAGGAAATACAGCGTAGAAAAGATATTCTTTTCTCGCTTTTTATTTCAGATAATATTCTAAATATAAATGATGTTTATTTTTATATTGATAGAGTAGTATGCGATGATTCAACAAAGGGTGAAGTTGTTATATCTGGTAAATCCTTACGTGCAAAATCACTGAAGAGAATTGTTTATAGAATTTATCATCAGACCAAAAAGCCAGAACAAATTATCTATGATCATATTAACAATGAGGTTGTCAATCCAAGTCAAGCCAGCCGAAAAATCCAATATTTGTCTATTACTTCTCCTGGTACGTTGTCAACGTCAACTGTTGATTATCAAAATTCTTATGGTGTTGTTTGCGATGAAGTAGATGCCCTTTGCTCAACTTATGATATTGGTATTAGAGAGACAGCTACAAATTTACAAAATCCTCATAACAAACTAGAAATAGTAAAAGGAAAAGATTTATCAGATGTTGTAGAATTCAACGTTGATTTTGATAATTTACTATCAGAGAGCTATGAATCATCAAACTTTGATGAAGCGACTATGGCTTGGGTTTTTGGTGAGGGAGATGGTTCTGCACGACTAAATGTGAAACTAAATGATAACCTGGCAGGCTTAGAACGTGAAGAAATTTATGTTGATGCACGAGATATTCAAAAGCAAACACAGGATGGAAGTGGAAAAGATATCACATTGACAGATTCACAATATAAAGCAACTTTAACAAGTCGTGGAATTGAAAAACTTGCAGAACAAGAAGAAGTGCTCACGCTAAATGGAGATATCGATTTAGAAAGTGATTTATTTGTATATGGCAAAGATTACGAACTAGGTGACAGAGTACGGTTTACAAGTAAACTATTCAATTTGACAAAAACTTCAGTGTTAGCAGGTATAGATGAAACTTGGGACAATACAGGTCATCACATGTCACCGCTATGGGACAAAGAAAGTCCAACTGTGTTTGACATTATTAAAAGGAGAATAAAATGACACAATATAGTTTTCCGTGGAACGACGTACACGGAGATCGGCTTTATGACGCAGATGATTTTATGCGATTTTTTGCAGCGTTCCTGAAAACAGGCGTTGTAATGTCTTATAAAGGTGGATTGCGTGTACGCTCTGCTCAGGACGGAATGAATATTCAAGTAGGAAGCGGTTCAGCCGTAATTGAAGGAAGTTCGTATTTAAATGATGCGGATATTGGCATTCAAGTAAATGTTGCCTCATCAATACAAGATCGTGTTGATTCTATTGTTTTACGAATGGATAAAAATGCAAGAACTACACAATTGTTCTATAAACCAGGCGATACGACTGTTGCTAGAAATGATACAACATACGAATTACAATTGGCAAAAATTTCCGTAAAAACTAATACCACCCAAATCACTGATGCGGATATCACAGATATGCGTAGTGATTTTACGGTATGTGGGTGGTCTACTCCGTTTGATAATATCAATGTTGATGGAATTGTAGACCAATACAAGGAGATATTTGAACAAAAAGACTTGGAATTTCAAGCATGGTTTAAGAATTTAAAAAAACAACTGGATGATAATCAAGCCTCAAATTTGCAAAATCAAATTGATAATCTAGGTAGTGAGAAAGCTAATGATCATGAGGTTGTTCATAAAACTGGTGACGAATCAATTGCTGGTAAAAAGACGTTTACTGGTAACGTTGAAGTAAATGGAAGATTAACACTTCCAACCAAATCATGGTCTGGACAACTCGGAGGTGGGATCACTCTTAGCTTACGGAAGAAAGGGACTACAGTTGAATATTCAATTGGTGGGGAAATATCCTCTAATATTCTTGCAAATTCCAATTTAGTAAATCTCAGTGTTCCAAATGAATTT